GATACCAAGAACAGCACCCATCGCGATGTGGAACAAACCAGCACCTTGTAGGGTTAATGGATTCCACTGGGTAATTGATGTATGCGTTAGTGCTTGTAGTAACGACCATGCTATCGGAAATACCACCATGTCCATCATACATACAAGCATATACATCCAACCCATGGCAGGTCGCCATTTCTTCTGCATCCAATCTTCATCTTTTTTAACTTCTTCTGCCATTTTACTTCTCCTAAAAATCTAGTTCGTCGTCGCCTTCATACCCACCAAATTCTTCTTCTACTGGGTTAGCGTCATTAAATTGCTCAACTGTTGTTTGACCACCAGCTGTTATTAAATCACCTTGATAATCTTCACCAAATGGATTGCTGTCGTTTCCTTGAGAAGGAAGATTTGGTGAATCGTTTGTATTACCTTGATTATTCACCAACCCTCTATTTCTACCAGTTGTGTCTGGTATAGTATTATCATATGCCATATCACCCCACTCATCAGTATCTCTCTGATCATCAACGGGATATGTTTCTTCAATATCTGGATCTTCTTCTGGATCTGAATAGTCAACTCCTGGAGTTAATCCTCTAGTCATTAAACGACCACCAGCCTGATTGGCTCTTGGTTTATCTATTACTGAATATTCCCAATATTTGTAAATCATTGTAACAGGAATCTTCATAACATCTTTAGAAGCATAATCTAGTTGAATTGCGCCAATACTTTTTGGATAACATTCATATAGTGTTACTTGATAACGAGTGTCATCCTCAGTGTCTTGAACCAAAATTTGCATCTGTGGACAAATGTATTGATCATAGTATCTAAAGGATCTTCTTCCGTTAATTTGAATACTTTTAATCCAAGCACTAAAGTATGCATTAAGGTGCATACCAGCATCTGCATAGAATGTAAAATTGATCGGCTCATATGCAAACTCATACGGAGTTTCTCTAACTTCTCCATATGTTCTATTTGGTGCTGTGTTAATATTCAATCCAGGTAATTGAACTTGATCGCAAAAAATTAATAAATCTGAAAGAGGTGTTAAACCAGAACCATCAACACTAGGTATATCCATAATAATGGAATATCGGTTTGTTCTAGCCAACCCACTAGATATACTGGTTACGAAATCTGAAATTTTCATGCTCTTGCCTTAGCCTTTGATTCTGCCCAAATGCGTGATGTGGATGCTCCAACGAATCTTTCTACTGGTAACATCATTGCTGTTGCCCAGTCATCAGCTGTAACATTAACTAGAGGAGATCTTAAATGATCTTTAAGATATCTCTTTACACAAGGTTTGGCGAGTGCGAATTTAGAAACTCCATCAATTAACTGCCATGAATAACGAAGTTTTGTTGTTGCGTCGAATTTGTCGTTGTTTTTAAACTGTAGTAATCTATCCATCAAAATGAATCTTAATTTGTGTGGAAGATAGTGCATATTCAACCCAATGAATCCGTCTTCAGTTTTTCTGAACGGAAACACTAAAGGAAATTTGTCGTAGTATGGCAAATCGTCCTTAGTTTTTGGGTCATAAAAATACATGTATAATTTACCAGGAACTATGTTATTTGTAATGGCTTTGGGGTCATTACGAAGTATCTGGTTTGGTGTAATTCTCTTTTTAGAAAGTAACAAAACCTGCTGTTGAAACCATGCAGCCGACTTCTTCACTGCGTTTTTATCGTAGCGATATTTGTCGAAAATGTCTTGTAATTCTGTTTTATTGGTAGCCATAAACTATATTTATAAGCCCAATTCGTGTTCTGTAATAATGATGAACTCCCATCCACGAACTTTTGCGTATTCTTTTGCTGCAGCCCATTTGGACTGATTTTTGATAAAAGCGAAAGATTCCTCTAAATATCGTTTAGTCTGTTTACCAGGAAACACTGGAGGAACGCATTGTTTAGCTGGTTTTATTTCGACCAAATAGGTCTTTATGTTTCCAACCTTATCTTTGATTTGGATGTGAAAATCCACATAATACCTATGTATTCTGTTGTCCGTACCGCAACGATATGGTATAATCGTTTCTTCGGACTTCCATTTTATAACGCTGGGATTAACATCACACCAATTAGCGAATCTGGTCTCCCAAGAAGACCTCATTATGATGTTAGTTGGATCGCCACCGTATTTATTTGGATTGGATGGAATAAACTTTCTTTTATGGAACATAAATATACTATAACTCCTCTAACCTTTATTTAGAACAAAAACAATCATGTCCAATGTAATCGGCAACGCTGTTGGGATCCAAGATTCCAACAAAAAAGATCTAAATCCGAAAAGGGGTGCTGCTCAGGAAGCGAATATTGGTCTTGACCCTTCTGAAATGGGTTCAGTTAATAACAGCCAATATAATGTTGGACAGTATCAATACCCTGCAGATCTTTTCAGAAATAATACCGTATATGGCGGTAACTATGTAATTTTCTACATTAATGTGGCAGAAGATTCTCGTGTGATTAAAGAAGCAAAAGAACCAACAATGGATCCTTCTCAGGTTCCAGCGAGATTGCGTGGCGATTTAGTTGGACAGGATTATAACTCGGCTCAAGCAATTGCTGGCGCAGGTGGTGCTAATGTTATTGAGAATGCTGGACAAGTTGGTGCTGGAGCTGTTGCTGGAGCTGTTGCTGGAGCAAAGAAAGGTATTGTTGGAGTAATTAAAGGTGGTATTACTGGTGCTGCAGCTGCAGGTGGTGCTAAATTTGCTACTGGTGCTGCAGCTGCAGGTATTGTTTCTATCGCAGCTGGCGGTAAAATGGCTCGTCAACAAAAACGATTACAGAAAGCCATTGCCCTTCATATTCCAAACAAATTAAATATTTCCTACAAAATGGATTGGGAAGCTGCAGATACAGCATCTTTTCAAATGGCTGCAACAGTTGGCACAGAAGTTTTGAAAGCAATTGTTCCTGGAGTTGGTTCTAACTTATCTGGTTCAGCAGGTGCTGCAGCAACAAGTTTAGCGTTATCTAAAAGTGATCAAGGTGCAGCCCTTTCTGCAGCTTCTGGTCTCGCAGCAAACCCTAAGAAAGAGAATTTATTTAAACAAGTAAACTTCAGAACATTTAGTTTTGATTATCAATTCTTTCCTAGAAATGCTGATGAAGCGCAAAACATAAGAAACATTATTAAAGAATTTAAGTTACATATGCATCCTGAATATAAGGATAGCAATAACTTCTTGTTTATATACCCTTCTGAGTTTGACATTTTCTACTACAATGATGGTAAAGAAAACTTGAACCTCCATCGTCATACCTCTTGCGTATTGACGGATCTAGATGTTGATTATACTCCAAATTCACAATTCACATCTTTCAGAGATGGTATGCCAACCCAAATCAATATTTCGATGACATTTAAAGAATTGGCTATCCTTACAAAGAAAGAAATCGAGGACAATTTCTAATATGTACTTCTCTACAATGCCAAACATCTATTATGATTTTATCGATAAAGATGGAAGACCTACATTAAAAATTCTAAAAGATATTACAACGAATGTTCGTGTAATTAAATCTGTCGTAGAAAATATAACGATGTATGATTACTACGATATTCGTGACGGTGAAACTCCAGAAATCGTAGCGACCAAAGTTTATGGTAATGCAAAGTACCATTGGGTTATTATGTTAGTCAATAAGATTTACGATTATAGAACAGAATGGCCATTGACATTTGATGCGCTAGATAGAAAGATCGTTCAAAAATATGGAGTGGGTAATGAGTATCATACTCATCATTACGAGAATGCTCAGGGGTTAGCTGTTAATGCTGATTACCCATCTGCAACTCCTATTTCAAATTATGATTTTGAAAACAGAATGAACGAAAAGAAACGAAGAATAAAACTGGTTTCAAAACCAGTTTTGGATGCGGTTATTAAAGAATATACAGCGATGTTTGCATAATGGCGGAAAATAGAGACATCTCATCAAATGAACTGCGAGTAGCAGGTGATATAAGCGTAGAGTATGTTAGAATAACATCTATTGCTAATAACACATTCTTTGATATTAAAAACCAAATGGTTGGTTTGTATATCTACGAGGATATGTTCTCACCTTTCATCACAGGCTCCATCGTTGTAAAGGATGCGCTGGATTTAGTGAACAGTGTTCCATTTAGCGGAATGGAAGTATTAGACTTAAAGGCATTCACTCCGACACTAGATAAACTACATGATGACTTGGGTCTAATCCAAGGTAGGTTTTATATTTACAAAATGACTGAGCGAGAATACTCTGCTGAAAAACAAGTTGTGTATCAGTTACATTTTATCTCAATTGAAGCGATGAGTGATTTGAACACAAAGTTATCTCGTCCATATGAAGGTAAAATTTCTGACATTATTAAGAAGTTGATAAAAGAACCTCCAGGATTTGATTCTAATAAAGCGTTGATTCTTGAAGAAACAAAAAACAAAACTAAATTTATCGCTAACTATTGGTCTCCAATTCGTTGTGTTAATTTTTGTTTAGATCAAGCACAAACTCCAAACAACTCAAACACATATCTATTTTTTGAAAACAGAGCAGGATTTAATTTTGTATCTTTAGATTATTTGAACGATCAAGATGCCAGACAAAAGTTTAACTATGGAACATCAACTGATGATAAAGGTAATGATGGTGGTTCAAGAAGAAACATTGATAGAGACTTTTCTAAAATATTAGAAATGAGTGTTGGTGTTGGATTTGACTATATTGATCGTATTCGTGCTGGTACATATTCTTCTCGTATGATTACTCACGACCTTACTACAAAACGATATAAAACTGTAAATTATGATTATTTGAATAAGTTTACTGAAGGTAAGGAAACACGATTAAACAAATTTCCCCTAACTACAGAACAGGTTATTGCTCGTGTTAATGCTACAATTTTTAGAGCAGAAACTAATAATCAAGTTCACAATGGTTTTGGCGACACCTCTGCAGTAAGGTCAATTCAAGATCGAGTTTCGAGAATGAAACAGGCAGAAGCGTTTAAGATTACGATTAAAGTTAAAGGTCGAACTGACTATACAGTTGGGCAGAAAGTTTATTTAAATATTCCAAAACCAGCACCGACAGGTGACGCAGATACTCCACAAGAAACTGTAGACACAATGTTCAGCGGTAATTATTTAATTGCTGCGATCAATCACAATGTGGATAGAGAAACTCATGAGTGTTGGATGGAACTAATTAAAGACAGTTTATTATTTGATTTGGAAACAGGAAAAGTATCATGATAAAAGTTTATACAGGATGCGTCGAGGATAGAGACGATCCTTTAAAATTGGGTCGATGCAGAGTTCGTATTGTTGGTTTACATAGTGAAAATAAAACACTAATACCAACAGAAGATTTGCCATGGGCATATCCAATGACACCAGTCACTTCTGCTGCGATGAATGGTATCGGTTGGACACCTGTTGGACCAGTTCTCGGTACTTGGGTTGTTATTATATTTACTGATGCTGATGAACAACAGCCATTAATGATCGGCACTCTCCCAGGAATTCCACAAACTAAAGCAGCAACAATCGCATTAGAAGAATCTGATTCAAATATCGTTGCAACAAATGGTGGTGTTCTTACTGACTCTTCAGGCAAACCAGTAACTGCTGGTGATGGCACTACTCCAATTCAAGTTGGTACTCAAGAAGCATCTAGTAGTGCGCCTACGACAGCACCTTCTTCTACAGAAAAGCCTGCTCCTGATTTAACAGAACAAAAACAACCAAATACACCAAGCGATTCATCATTAAAGAAAGCGATCCCCGTAGAAGTGCCACCAGGAGTTAAAGGTGATACTGCTAAGATGAAACAAAATATTCAGTTGATTATTGAAGCATGTGATCAAATAGGTTTAACTACAAAATATGCTAAAGCTGGTATTCTTGGTATTTGTGGTGGTGAATCTACTTGGTTACCTATTGAAGAAGGATACTACTATAGATCAGCTGAGTCTCTGGCTAAAATATTTGGAAGAACATTTAAATCTGCTGCTGAAGCACAACCGTATGTTGAGTGGAAAGGTAGTAGAAAAGATTTCTTTACTAAAATTTACAATCCGCAAGGTAATGGTAAATTAGTTGGAAATAAAGAACTTGATGATGGTGGAAAATATTATGGTCGTGGATACAATCAATTAACTGGTCGTTCTGGGTATTTACAGATGCAAAATTTCTTAAAGAAAAATGGGGTTGAAGTTGATTTAATGAATAATCCAGATGCATTAATTAGTGATCCTAAACTTGCTGCATTAGCTTGTGCTGCTTTCTATAAAATGAATGTAGAACATCCAATTACAGATCCAGGATATTTTAATGCAGCATTGCATAGAACTGGAGCGGATGCTAATGGTTCTGGATATGATAAGAAAAAGAAATTCTATGAATATTTCCTTGGGTCAGTAGTTGGTGGAGATCCAACAAACAAACCACCAGCAGATGCTCAAAAAACATATACAGCAGATCAAGTTAAAGATCTTCCACCAGCTACTCAAGCTGCGTTACTTGAAGATAGATCTTCAAATAGTACCATAGGTTTCTCAGATCCATCAGGCAAGTATCCACTAAGAAATTTGATGGACGAGCCAGATACAAATCGTCTTGCTCGTGGTATTCAAAAAGATACTGCAATAGAGTTTAAAGACTCTGATAGAAATAAAAAAATTATTGCGCCAAATGATGTTGCTGATTGGAGTCAACCTCTTGCGCCATTTGGTGGAACATATCCATACTCAAAAGTATTTGAATCTGAATCTGGTCATTTAATGGTATTTGATGACACTCCAAATAATGAAATGATTAGTTTATATCACAGAGCAGGATCATTTATTGATATTGATGCAAACGGAACATTAGTTCAAAAAATAGTAGGAGATGGATATTGGATTGTTCAACGAAATGGTGGCATCTATGTTAATGGTAGATGTAATATCACGGTAGAACAATCTTGTAATCTTATGGTTCACGGACAGGCTGATGTTCAAGTCGATGGTCAAGCAACAATCAATTTACATCATGGAGCAGATATTGGAGTTCACGAGGATGTGAATATTGCAATTGGTGGTGATTTAAATGTTTTGGTTGAGGGTGCAATTACTGTAAAATCTAAATCAACAATCGGCATTCAGGCAGCAGACGATATTACTACAAAATCTGCCACTAGCGTTTATACAGAAGCAGAAGAAGATATTGGTATTAAATCTAATGGTGATTTCTATGTTGAATCTCAGGGAGATACAAATATCTTTACTGCTGGCGACATGTTTAATCAGGCAGTTGGTGCTCAGCATCTTC